TCAAACGCGGAATTAAATGGTATTTGTATTATTTTATATTGAGTTTCACGCCATTTTCTAGATTGATCTTTTAATTCTATAAGAGCGTCCATTTTCTTTTTGGCCTCTACATAAGAATTAAAACCGTGATTAAGATTATAATCTATTGCAAAATCAACCTCTATATTATCGTTAAATTGACTTTCAACGATTTCAATGACTACAAATTTATTTATAACCATTATTCACCGCCTTTATTAGCAATTTGTAAAGTTTTATATACAATGCCCATATCTAAAAACCCATTTTGCATAATTTTAGCAAATTCAACAGGTTTAAATAAAAGTTTAGGATGGTGTATAGCATCAAACATTTTTTGTTTTTGAGCGTCCATTTTAGACAATAGCGCGCCTTCTTTTGTTGATTTTTTCAATTCAACGTTTAAAGCGTCCCTACAAACACGCTCTAAAAAATGCTCGAAATCGTCAAAATCAGCATTATACGCTAGACTTAAATATTCCCAGCCGTGAATTTTTGCTTGTCTGTTATAGACGTCCTCTACTCCACGCGCTAGTTTTTTCTTTTTATCTTTTAATTCTTGCTCTTTTATTTCTTTTAACTTTACAAAATCGTCATATTCTTTAGACGCTTTTTTGAAAGCCGTTAATTTAGAGGCAAGCTTTAAAGTAGATACAAATTTTTTATATTCTGTCTTAATTTGTTTATCTACTTTTAACTCGATAGCGCGTTCTAATTCCTGTCTTTTATCCTTAACTTCACTATCTATTCTAGTTGACCAGTATTTCTTATCTTTATCAGATAATTTTACTGTTTTATTTTCATTACTCATTTTTTAACCTTTTGTTAGTTGTTGATTTGTTTTATATAACATACTTGATATCATAAAAAAAGATATTATATGATAAAATAAGTTAGTTGAATTATTGACGGTAGAAATATCGTCAGTAATTCAAGAAGTGCGACAAAATGCGCATTTAGAAATTATGAGAAATATATATTAAGAAATTATGACTATTTTAAACGGTGTAAAATTAAGAGGTGATGAGACTTTTACAGAATTATTAAAAATAGGCAAAAAGAAAAAAAGACCCAAAAAGGACAATTCAAAAAAGGGTGATATTTTTATTAATTGTAGAAGTTGTAATGATTATATTCGGGGTGATTGGCGTTCTAGTTTTGATGGGCGTTATTGCAAAAATTGTTTATGAAATTTTATAAATCAAAAAAATTATTAAATGTAGATAACAACGCTAAAACCGTAAAGGGTCAGAAATATAAATATTTAACAGGAATTTTATATTTAGCGCCCGCAAGAACAAGCGGTTTTAATGTGTGTCCGATGGCTAGCGCGGGTTGTAAAGCTAGTTGTTTATTTACAGCCGGACGGGGCCGTTTTAGTAATGTATATAATGGCCGGTTAAATAAGACGCTATGGTATTTTTTAGAGCGTGAAAGTTTTTTAAATAAATTAAGATGTGAAATTAAAGCGCTAATAAAAAAAGCAAAATTAAAGGGGCTCAAGCCCGCTGTGAGATTAAACGGGACAAGTGATATAGATTTTAATATTCACGGCCTTTATAATGAATTTAAACAAGTTAAATTTTACGACTACACCAAAATTTATAAACGGGCGTTAAAATATGTTAACGGTGAATATCCTAAAAACTACCATTTAACCTATTCTTTAAATGAGGATAACAAACAAAAAGCAAGTTATATATTAAAGCGGGGCGGGAACATTAGCGCCGTTTTTAGAAATAAAAAACTTCCTAAAAGATTTAAAAATTTTAGAGTTATAGACGGGGATAAGTCAGATTTAAGGTTTAATGATCCTAAAAATGTAGTAGTCGGTTTATATGCTAAAGGACGGGCTATTAAAGATCAAACAGGTTTTGTATTAGATGTTTAATTTAATACAAATTAAGGCGGTATGACTAGCGACAGACGGTTAGTGAAAAATGTATATACACTCATACCGCCTTTTAAGTTAACAAGCGAGCGAGCGAGCAGAAAGGATAATATGAAAAAAACATATCAATTTGATGTGCCGTGTGTGTATTATTATGAAATAAATGCAGACACAGAAGTGCAAGCAAGAAAAATATTATTGGACAAGGGCGGATTAGATATTGAGGGAAACTTATGCCTTGATGAAGATAATTACAAGCGAGCGGAACTAGTGGGAGTATTACAACCACAAGCGAGCGAGCAGAAGGGATAATATGACGAAAAAAAAATACTTTTATACTTACGATGAGTATTCACAAGACAGAAGAAGTTATGAGATTGAAAGTGATGTAGAACTAACAAAATCAGAAATACAAGACCTAGCTTTAGGGTGTACCATGGAAGAGGGATCAACAAATTCAGATAAAAATAGTAAAGCTACTTTTACGGGTACTGAATACGGTGATGACACGCAAGTTGAATACGGCGGTGATTGGACTAAAGATGATGATGAGGAGCAAGAATAATATGCAAACAATATTTGAACCAATAACAGATAAAAAAATAAAAGAAATCAACAAGCAAGGCTGGTACTGGGCGCAAGGGGGTGTTGTAATGGCCAATTTTGGGGATACAGATACTTTTACTTTTTGTATGTGTAGAAATCATCAAGAAGCCAAGCGCGTGGCTATGGGTTTAAACTTATTGGATCACTTACAGAATGACTAAAAAATTAACAATCAAGCAAATAGATAAAAGAATAAAAGACATTGAACACAGTTATTATAAAGGGTGGAAAATGAACGAGTATGAGTGGCGTTTTAGCGGTGTAGTAAGACAAACTGATTTAATGCAATGGGGTAAACTGCATAAAATGAGAAGGAGGCTAGAAAATGATTAAACCTACAAAGTGGCAATCACAAATAGATATTGTACACCGTGAATGGTGTAGAGAAAATGGTTATCCTGTAAATTGGTATCGAGCAAGGCACGGTAGACCTAAATTAAATAAGGGTGCGAGCAAGCGAAGTAGCGCCCAGTATCCATATCTATTAAATATTTCGTAAGCCAACGCTACATCTTGATTAATACGATAAATTACGCTAAAAGTCAATCTATGGGACTACCTAAAAATTTAACTGAACGACAGCAAAAATTTGCTGAATTACTTGTATACAATGAGGGGCGCAAGAGCCCAAGCGAGTGTGCCTACGAGGCGGGGTATAAGACTAGACCTAGGCAGGCTGCGAGCGAGCTACGTAATCCTAAATTATCGCCATTGGTAGTGCAATATATAGGTGAACTACGAGCAGAAATACAAGAAAAATATGGCATCACTTTTGAGAAGCATCTTGGGGAACTAGCGAAGTTAAGAGAAGATGCACGAGCGAAGGGTGCATGGTCTGCCGCAATAAACGCAGAGGTAGCACGCGGTAAAGCTGGTGGTCTTTACGTAGATCAAAAATTAATTATGACTGGTAATCTAGATAATATGTCAGAAAAAGAATTAGAATTAAAACTAAAACAAATTCTTGATGATCACAAATCTTTGATTGATGTTAGTCCAGAAGAGTCACAACCAGGATCAAAAACAAAACAGCTCCCTGTATCCGATTAAAAAACTCATTTACTTTTACCCAAAGGCTTTTTACTAAAGCTAGGGTTTTTCTTATTATTTCCATATTTTACTCCTTGTGAGTCAGGCCCTTTTACAGGCGGTATAGCATTCCATTTTACAAATGGCATGTTCTTCGTCAAGGTTTTATTTTTCATATAAGTATTACACCAACAAGAAATCCTGCAACAAACCAAACTATTTCTGTTCTATATAATAAATGCCATTGATGAAATTTATCTACATATTTTTTGTAATTAAAAATCATAATATTTATCTCCTGTTATTACAACGCCGTACTTATATGCCAATCTTGATAATAAGTCCCACTTACCTTCATCTTTACACCTTTTTAAAATACAATTAAGTCTGTATGTAAACTCTGTTTTTCTTGTCATATGTATATCTTCTCCATTTTAATTATACACCCTTTTGGAAATACATTTCTATCAGAAAATACCTCCTCTTTTTCATCATAAGAAGCGAACGTCCATAAGAACTTATTTGTTTTCTTATACACATAAGCTTGCGTAACCATAACAGCACAACTAAATTTATCAAACTCATCTGGTGTGGCATGCCCCGCATCGCCGGTGATATCCAACCACCTAATAGAATAGAAGTAATACCTTTTCTTGTTTATTACTGCATGTCTGTATTTAGATTTCTTGGCTGTCATAATCTTGTTTTATCATATAAGAGATATTTTTAGGCAAAAATGTTTTTTTTGAAAACAAAAAAATTCCCGCGCGCCGAATACCAACTCTATATAGTGTGCCACGTGTGCCACCGGAAAAAATTGCCTTGGCACAGCTACTATTCGCTTATACCAACACTTATAGCCCAAAAACACCCCTGTGCCACGTGTGCCACGTACTTTTTTTAAATAGAAAAAAAAATAATTGCTCCAAAATTTCTCTTATAGTGGCACACAAAAGTGTTGTATTTATGCAACACTTGTCATATTTTTGCCACATTATTAACTTTGTTTGAACGTAATTGACCGGATCCTGTTGTCTGAATCAGCTTTCAGCACTAATCTAGCCGGGTTGGGATCTCCAATTATGGAAGATTCTTGGATCTCAATACGCCTCACATCTTCCAAGTGTCCACTTTGGGTCTCAATATACACCGGACAATCTGATATAATTGTTCCTTTTTGACCATTGGTAAACTTCTCTAGTATTTGTTGTAAGTCTCTTAATCTCAATCTTTACCTCTCATTTCTTCATAGTATTGGTTTATTTTCTTTAAAAATTCATGCATGTATTTTTTCATCTCAAGACCTTGTATGACAAACTCTTGATAATAGTTATCTTTACTACACATCATGATGACACCTTTAGATATATTAGTTCGATGTACAAAGTTATGTGCCATAGTATAAGCGGCTAACTGTATACAATAATCTTCAATCCATTCTCTTCGTTTAGGTTTATTTGTTTGTTTAAAATCTATCACAGCCATTTCATTTTTATGTAATCCAATTAAATCTGTTTGTCCTGCATATAGACCAGGGTAATACAAAGTTACTTCTGATCCATAGTATTCTGATACATTACAAAGACCTTGTTCAATAACTTGTTTAGCCATGTTGTGCGCCTCTTGACCCACAGTTGTCATGTCCATGTATCCTTCTTCCAATATCCACTTCTCAAGTATCTTGTGCATCGCT